CAGTGGCCATTAAGTGTGTAACACATAAGGGTATTTGTAAGCCTAGGTAGACAGTACTTTCCAGTTCATTTGCAGAGATGAACTGAAATGTAAGATCACCTAGAAATTGGGCGCAAATGTAAGATGCGCTTTTGAACATAAAATTTTCAGGGTGGGCGGGGCTTTGGACAGCCTTATCGTCCAAAGAATCCAGGGGGAATACAAAATTTTGTTAGTGTACCTGACATTAACAACCAAAGGCCTAAAAAGAGAGCTACAATGGAGCTAAGTCTACATTCAGGCCAGGAAAAAGTACTTGACAGCAAGTGTCGCTTTATTGCGACCAGCTCAGGTATTCAGGGCGGTAAAACAACGGTAGGTGCGATATGGCTACTGGACCAAATCTGGAAAGCGCATGAACTCGGATTACACGGCGATTGGCTTATAGCTGCGCCAACTTTAGATATTATCCGTGCCTCAACGCTGAAAGAGTTTCAGCCCATGTTCCCTAAAGATTGGGGTATCTGGAAAGAAGGCGCAAAGCAGTACGATCTTGCCTTTGGTGGTAGGATCTTTGTAAGGTCAGTTGATATACCAAATCACATTGAGGGTATGACGCTTTTAGGCGCATGGCTCGATGAGGCAGGGCAGATGGATGGGGATGTTTGGACCATCATTCAAGCTCGTACAGCGATTTGGTCCGATAAGGGATTTGGAAAGGTGTTGATGACTTCAACGCCTTATGAGCCGAATTGGTACTATAAAGACATTTATAGACAGTACGGAAAAGATCCAAATATAGACCTGATTACGTGGGAAAGCATAGCCAATCCACGTTTCCCAAAAGAGGAGTTTGAACGTGCCAGGGCAAGTATGGCCAAGGCATTGTTTGAACGTCGCTACTGTGGGAAGTTTACCAGGTTGGAAGGCCTCGTATATGAGGACTTTGACCTTGACATGCACGTAGTAGAGCCGTTTGATATACCTGATCATTGGCTTAGGTTTGGTGGGTTGGACTTTGGACAGTCGGTTGCTACAGCCGTTGTGTGTATTGCAGAAGATCCTGCTACCCACAAGTTCTATGTCTACCGTGAATTTTTTAAGAAGGGTCTTTTGCTGCGAGAACTCGCACACTTTTTGAATAACGAAGCATTAAAATTTGTTCAAGCTGACGGCCAAGGCGCACAAAACATAGCGGAATTACAACGTTATTATGGTTGTAGGGGTGTTATGCAAGCAGATAAGCGCGTCATGGTTGGAATTGAGCGTGTTACAGAGCTGTTAAAGCAGAATCGCTTGTTTTTCTTTAGAAAACGCGCTGAAAACACTGTCACTGAGATGGTGGACTATCACTGGAAGAAGCAAGACGAGATAAAGATTGCTGTAAAAGACGAACCAGTTAAGAAAAACGATCACTGTATGGACGCTCTCAGGTATGCGTTCAATGTGGATAAAACAGCAGGATCTGTTTATCCTCAGTCTAGAGAGCTTAGGTCTAACATTAAGGCTAGAGTTAGAGCAAGAATGCAGCGATTAGGGGAAAATGTTAATGCGTGGACTGGCTACTCTGAAGAATAAGCTGGCTTATAATAAAAAGCGGTATCTAAAATTCAAAAGTTTTATTGACGCTGAAAAATCAAAGCCTTGCGTTGACTGTAAAATAGAATTTGGACCGTGGGTTATGCAGTTTGATCACAGAAAACCAGAGGATAAGAAGTATACAATCGCTGATCTGTTAAATCGAATGCGATCAATGAAGTTGATTGTAGAAGAAATTTCTAAGTGTGATGTTGTATGTGCAAACTGCCATGCAGAAAGAACACATAGGCAACGACTGAACAAAGAGATATAAAACTATGGATGACATTCAACCAGGTTTGAAAGAAAATAAAAAAGATCCTCACGGTGAAGAAACTACTGTGCTTGATGATACCGCTAAGCCTATTCAGGCTGGATGGGACCGTCTTAAGCAGCAGGATGTTCTTGATGAGATCATGGGTCTTTACGGAAAGTGGGAACAGTGGCGTAGACCTTATGAGACTCTGTGGGATGAGATCTATAGGTTGTACTTGTCTTCCCTGACTTTCGTTTCTAAGACACCAACACGTTCAAAGATCTTTGTTCCTATTGTTTTTCAAACGATTGAAACAGCCATTGCCAAATTTATTAGTTTAATTTTTAACCAGGAAGAGTTTTTTGAAACAGTTCCTGACGATCCTAAAGATGCGCCACAAGCTGAAGTCATTACGAAGCTTTTATTGTATCAGCTGACGCGCAATAACTTCTTCTTGAAGTTTATGGACTTCTGTAAGCAGAAACTTTTATACGGCACAACTTATATGTACGTTTACTGGTTGGTAAAACGTAATTGGGTGTGGAGTCGCGTACCTGTAATGAAAGATGTCACATTCCTTGGTTTCACACTTGGCAAACGTGTAGTTGGTTGGAAAGAAAAGAAAGAATATAAAGTAACAGAGCGTAGACCACAATTAGACGTTCTGGATATTCTTGACGTTTATCCTGACCCTCGTGCAAAAGATGAACAAGATGGCAAAGGTATCTTCATTCGTACGTTCATCTCCAAAGATGATTATAAACAGATGTGCAAAGGCAAGTATCCTGTCTATGCAAACGGCGATGATGTACGCTTAGACGAAGAAAGCAAAAGTCTTATTCCTGCGCGTGTGAATCGGTATGCCATTCGTGGCGTGTCTGATCCTGTTGTTTGGTCTAAGGGAATGGTTGAGCTTTTATCTTTCTGGGGTAAGTACGATATTGACGGCGATGGTATTAAAGAAGAGGCCTTGATTGTTATTGCTAACCGTCAGGTCATGGCACGAGCTATTGCCAATCCTTTCCATCACCAGAAACGGCCAATCGTTAAAGACGTTTTAGTGCCTGTTCCTTTGGAGTGGTTTGGTATTGGTTTAGTTGAGCCAGTCATTCCTTTGCAGCACGAATTGAATACACTGCGTAGACAGCGTTTAGATAACATCAATCAGGCCTTGAATTCCATGTGGAAGATTAACACAATGGCTGATGTGGATGTTGACACGCTTAAGTCTGTTCCAAATGGCGTAGTTCTTACAGATGATATGGAAGCTGTTCAACGCCTGGATACTCAGGACGTTACGAACAATGCGTACGCTGAAGCTCAGATCGTTCAAACTGATATTGAAAACGTTACTGTGCCTCGTTCCGTTCAGGGTATTCCTGATAATGGCAAACTTGGCCGTACAGCGCGTGGTGCTCAGCTCATTATTGGTCAGGCCCTTGAGAAGTTTGGTGTGGCTGCAAAGCTCACTGAAGAGGGCATCAAAAAGATGTTACGGATGATGCACCAATTGAACCTACAGTTCCTTGATTCTGAGGATGTGGCGAAAGAAACAGGCATGACAGAAGGCAATGCTATGTTTGATGGTGCAGTTACGCCTGACATGATTCGTGCAGAAGTTAAATTTCACATGATTGGTATTTCAGACATGGTGGGTAAAGAAGGCAAGATCAATCAGATTGTTTCCTTCATGGGTGTGTTCCAAAATGCTCTCACTCCTGCCACTGTCATTAAGCTTGCTCAGCGTGTTTGGAAAATGATGGGATTTGATCCTGATGATATTGAAGCTCCAAATCCTATGGCCAACATCGTACAACAAATGAAGGGGGAAGGTGGTACAGACACACAGGGTGTTGCTGCACAGGTCCAGAACAACGGTACACAAGCTCCTGTAGCAGTTCCTGGTGCTCCTAGCCAACCGCAATAAACATGGAAGAATCACAGAAAGCAAAGTTGCAAGCAAAAGCTGAAGCTGGCATGATTATGCGTCAGTTTATGAATCATCCAGGGTTTGACATTTGGCACAAAGATCTCCAACTGAAGATTGAAGACGTAAAGAAAGAATGGTTGACTTGCCAGGATGCAGTACAAGCGGAAAAGATTCGTACTCGTGCTGTGCAACTCAACGAAGCATTGGATTTGATTAAAAAGCGAGTTGTGGAAGGCGATAATGCCAGAAAGTTCTTAGACATGGCTCGTGAAGAAGATTTAGAAGCAAATCAGGGCCTCCCAACGGAATAAGCCCTTAAATAAAGGACAACAAATGGACCCAATCGTCGAAAATCCGAAAGCCTCAGAGACAGCTGTTGTTGAACCTGTCAAAGAACAAGCTGAAAAGACCGACACCAGTAGTGCTAGTGTTCAGCCGTCAAAAGACGCTACAAAAGACCCTGCCACAAAAAGCGAAACTGAGACACAACCTGAAATAGACTTTCGCAAGAGTTATGAGGAATTAAGGCCACAGTTCACCAAGACAACGCAAGAACTTTCGAGACTTAAGCGCGACTACGGAATGACTACCAAGGAACTCCAGTCCCTTAAACAAGCTCAGCAGCAATTTGCGGAACAATTGGCGAAAGCGACTGAAAAGCCTATCGACCCTGCGGAATTCATTCGAGACTTACAGACACTTGGACCGAAAGCCTTAGACAATTACCTGAAGAAACACACAGACGGGTTGCGTTCAGAGTATCAGAAGACCTTTGAAAGTGTTGCTGAAAAGAATGCTGTTCTTGAAGCAAACCTTGAGGTTATGAAGCGTGAGCGCGATGAAAAGAACTATCCGAACTTTAGTGAGCTTAAAGCAGCAATGCAAGAGCTTGCAGACAGTGGGAAAGTTCCTGAAGAAGTGTATACCAGGTCAACTGGAGAGGTGTACGATTACTTGTATAATCTGGTAAAGTCTCAACACAGCGATGAAGCTCTTAAAAAGGCTGAAGAATTTGGCCAAAAGAAAGCTGAAGCTGCTCTCGCTAAAGAGTCAGCAACGACTGTAGCGGGTGGTGGGAACGGCGATGTAACCATTGCCAATCCTAGTAAGATGAGTGCGGCTGAGTTGCGGAAACATTTCATTGCTCAAGGAATGGTTTCAGACGACTAAGCAAGCTTATATCTAGGGACAATAAACCTAGAGGTGACTTAACGTGGCGAATACAATTGGTATTTCTACCGCTGTAGGTAATACATTTACCGACACTGGTATTTATTATGACAAAAGATGGCTGGAGCGTCTGACTCCTCAGTTGCACTTTGAGGATTTAGGCTCCAAGAAACCGCTTCCTAAAAACAGCGGTACGCTCATGAAGTGGCGCAGACTGAATAAGTTAACGGCTATCACAACTCCGTTGACCGAAAACACAAATCCTGCTGCTACAAACGTGGGTACGACAGAAGTGACAGTTGAACCGTTGACCTATGGTCAATACGTTCAGATGTCCAAAGAATTGCAATGGAAGAGCATCAATCCTGTTGCAGATGAAATTACGGATGAGTTGGCTGACAACGCTGCGCTGTCTTATGACACCATCATTCGTGCGGCTCTTTCTGGAAACTTCACGAATCAGTTCGCTGGTGGAGCTGCTTCTGAAATCACTGTTGCGGATACATCGACCTTAACAGCTGCTGAACTTCGCAAAGCGGTTTATACGCTTCGCAAAGCAAATGTTCCTGGGTTTGAAAAGAACTTTTACAAAGGTTTGATTCATCCTGCTGGACACTTTGATCTTCAGGCTGATACGGCTGTTGGTTCGTTCATTGATGTTATGAAGTACTCTAAGCCAGAAGAAGTTATGCGTGACGAAGTGGGCATGGTGTATGGCGTTCGCCTCGTTCAGTCTACGAATAGCGGAACTGGTACAGGTGCGACAGATGAGACGTTCCATGCTTATATCTTTGGTCGAGATGCGTATGCTATCTCTGAGCTTTCTGGTCAGGGAATGGAAATGATTCGCAAAGAATCAGGACCACAAGATACGTCCAATCCGTTGAATATGTTCTCTACGGTTGGTTGGAAGTTCGTGTTGGCTGCGAAAGTGTTGCAGCAAGCTCGTGCGGTCCAGATCTATCACGGATCGGCTGCTGAATAATAGTAGTTGCTTTATCCTGCTCATAACCCCTTGTGAGCAGGAATAAGGCAATTAGGTCTTAGAGCTGGAATAGCTCAATTAGCAGAGCAACGGTTTTGTAAACCGTAGGTTGTGGGTGCAAGTCCTACTTTCAGCTCCAAGACTTAAATTTCGCAGATGGAGGGTAGAGATATCCTGTATGGCTCATAACCATACCAATACGGCGCGACTCCGTAATCTGCAACCAATTTGAAAGGTATTCACATGATGGCAAGTGATTTTCAACTGAAGCTGAGAAAACTTAATCGAAAACTTAAGATTTTCTGTGGAGATGACGCTACAAAACCAGCTGGTATTTACTTTGTTGAGAACGGCGAATACATGGATGTTTGCGGTATAGATAAGAATTGGGTTCCTGAGTACCAAGAACGGTATGCCGATGGGCGCATTAAAAAGGGTGGTTGGCGTAGAGCATTACGAATTTTGATTAAGCGTCGTTTAGTTGACCGTTTTCATGCAGAACGGGTATTTAGTACGCACTTAGAATATAGTCCTAATGACAGGGTAAAGCACTTTGAAGATCCTATTCAAAAGCGACGTAGAGAAGCTAAACAACGAAGTGTTGAAAAGCTCATGAATGAAACAGGTATTTACAATCCATACTACATGGATGAAAAAGAGCTTATGGGTGTCATAGATTTGAAGAAGGAACTTAAACGAAAAGGGGAAATACGGTAATGGCTGAAATAATGGGGTATCCACTAGGCGTATGTGAATTGCACGGTCCAAAACTCTCAGTGAATGGGGTTACTACTTGCATTAAATGTAAGGCTAAAGAAGATAATGCTAATAGGGTGATGATTGTAAGTAAAGTTGAAGATCCTGGTGAAGAGTATTTTAAAAGTGGAAAAGCAAATCCACAAGCAAAAGTAGAGGTTTTTCAGACTAAGGCTAGAGAGACTTCACCAGCCAGTTACACGCTTGAAACAGGATTGCAAGAAATACTGTCTATTTTGGCTATTATTCCAATGCCAACTAGCATGAAACAATATAAGCTTTTAATGTCTGTTAAACAAAAGATAGAATCAGCTTTACAGGAAGGTCAAAATGGATAAGCCAGAACTCGAACAATTTAATATGTCTGAAAGTGAAGTTGACCAAGAGCTAAAAGTGGGTGAGATTGGTACAATTACAATCCCTGTTGTAGTGGTTTCTATCGAAAAAGGTCAAGTAACCTTCAGAAAAGCAGCTAAAGCACACGTTGATGCAGGATTTCGTAAAGAGACTCTAGATGAAATGCGCGAACGTATAATTGACGAACAAGAAGAGTCTAAAGAAACAACTGACGAAGAAGCAACAGAAGACGAGTCTAAGGAGTAATCAGTGGGCGCACAAAGGCCAGTTAATCCTGACCTGAACGGTGATGAGTCTGCTGTATCTCCTAGGCAAGCACAGCCTGGACTACTAGGTCACGTTCGTGGAACAGATGAAACAAAGAGGATTGAAACCGACTCACAGGGCAATCTTCATGTTCATGTGGATGTTGACGATTCCGCTATACCTAACTCCGTCTTGCCACTGGCAGGGGGAAGTGTTACAGCTGTTCCTGATGCAACGATTACAACGATTTGCACATTCACAGCAACAGGAAGTACCAAAGTTACCAGAATAAGCTGTTCTGGGACCATTTACGGCTCTTACAGGCTGTTTCTGAACACCGTTCTGATCGAAACGAAGCGTTCTAGTCCTGATAGAAGCATTGATTTTAGCTTTTCGAGTCCATTACAACTGAATTTGAGTGATATTTTAGATGTGAAAGTGACACACTACTATACAGGGCATCTTGAAGACTTCGATGCTACTGTCTACGGAGCATAAAATGAGCGATTTAGGATCTTCACTTCCAGTTCCTATCAATCAGTCGATTGAAACGATAGAAATGAAGCTGAAATGGCTCCAAATTAAGAAACAAGAACAAATTTCAAAGATAGTACACTTGAATCAGGCTATTGAGGACTTGCGCAAGGGTAAAATGGCTGAAATAGAGTATGCGTTAATGAAAGCACAGGCTGAGCTTGAAGAAATAACTAAAGCAGAAGAACGACTGAAGCATTCAGTTGAGTCAACTGCTCTCTAATTAGAGAAGAGGTAATAAAATGGCAGATATTCTTGGACCTACGCTTATCTCCAGAGACAACGACGCTAATACGCTTGCCAATCCGATTTTCGTAAATCTGTCTGATGGTACAGACACTCTTGCGATTAACGCTGATGGTAGCCTTAACGTCACCGTAACTGGTGGAGCTAGTAATACACAATTCGCAGAAGACACAGCGCATGTAACAGGGGATATCGGCACAGAGATGTTGGCAGTACGACGTGATACTGCTGCTTCTGGTGTTAGTGCTGATGGTGACTATGCAACGTTGAATGTTGATAGTACTGGTAGACTTTGGTGTAACGTTAGCAATACCGTTACCGTGTCTGCTACTGACTTAGATATTCGTGATCTCGTATTCGCTACAGACAAAGTAGACGTTTCAGGATCAACGGTCACAGTTACTGCAACTAATCTTGATATTCGAGATTTGGTGTTTGCAACAGATAAAGTCGATGTGAGTGGATCTACCGTAACAGTTACGGCTACAGATCTCGACATTCGTAATTTGAATTTGACTGATGATGCTGTTAAGATCAGTGCGAATACAACTGCGAACAGTCTCACAAATCCGATCTTCGTTCAATCAGTTGATGCTGTTATCACTGGTGAAGTGAACGACTATAATACTGGTGCTGCTGTGGCAGCTGCTGGTACGTCGAACCATGACTATACCGTGACGAGTACAATGAAGCTGAAAAGCGTCATTTGTTCTGCATCTGGTAAAGGCAAGTTCACGCTTCAAGTTGGACCTGTTGCATCTTTAGTAACTAAAGGTGTTCAGTTCACAACGCCTACTGATCCAAATTGTGTGTTTACTTTCGATCCTCCGATTGAAATTCCTAGCACTTCAACTGGTACAGTTCGTATAATTCGCTTAAACCGCGAAAATCAGGCGCAAGATGTTTATAGTACAATCATCGGATTAGACAACTAATCCTGTAAATTGCTGTGGAGGCGATAACCACAAATAGTCAAAAAACACCACGATTTTTATGAAATTTCTTAAACTATTATCCTTTCAAGAGTCACGCAAAGTAGCCTTTGGACTTTGGGTCTTTATCGTTGCCAACTTGTTTATGATTCAGAAGTTGATCGTATCAGGTGATTGGGTGACGTGTATGATTCTTGCTGCAAGTTTAGTAGGTGGTGGAACTGTTGCGGATAAATGGTTGTCAAGTAAAGCTGAAGAAAAACTTGACAAGCAACCTAAAGGGGATTAACCGTGTCTGATCTTACAAGCTTACAAGGCAGTACACCAGTAGAACTTATCAATGAAACGAGTGGGAATGCTGCTGTTATAGATTCCACTGGAAGTGTTAAAGTTTCTCCTGGTCTTTTTCCAGACCAGGATAAAGCGAAACTGTATTCTGCGTCATTTGATGTTAATCTACCTACTGGTGGAACACAAACGAATATGGCTCTTATTCGCAATCCTTCTGGAAGTGGTAAGACTATGAGGATTATTGAGATTGGAACAGATTTTACAAATACCGTTGCTGTATCTGCATACTATCGGTTATACGTAGCTCCAACAGTAACAGCGACAGGAACATCACAAACTCTTACTTCTCTTGCTAGAGGTGCTGGTGCAGCAGCTTCAGCAATTCTTGTTTATTCTGGACCAACAACAAGTTCAGTAGGAACTAGGATAGATACATGGTTTGCTACTGGTGGATCAACTGGTAGTGGTTATGCCAGTGACTTTGACGGAATGCTAACTTTTGCAGCGAATCAAGACCTTTTAATTACAGGAACACCAGATGGCACAAATAGAAACACAATGCTAACTATTTGGTGGTTAGAGGAATAACATGTTTTACAACTGCAACGATGTTAATGAAACAAGGACACTTAAATCCGACGGTGGATTTATCAGTCACATTTTAGTTGGTCAACGTGGAGATGCAGGATCGCTTATCAAAGTATACGATGGTACTAGCGCACAAGGCACTTTGGTAACTATTATTGACTCTAATAAAGCTGATTCCTGGCTTGCATTTGACCAAGAATTTACAACTGGACTTACTTACGTCACTTCTGGTGGTCCAGGCAACTTTACGATTTTTTATAAGTAAATGAGGTAATTATGCAAGCTCAAGAGATCATCAACGACGTTAGACGAGAGTTAGTTGAAACCATTGGAGCTTTCTGGTCCGATTCAGAACTATTGGCTCTATTGAATCGTGGTGAGAAAGACTTTGTAAACAAGACTCGTATTCTTGAAGGCAAGGCAACGATGCAGACACAGATTGGCATTATGAATTATCCGTTGCCTAGTAACTGGTTGTCAGCTAAAGGCGTTACATATAATGCTATTTCTGATGGTCAGGCAAACATTCGACGTTTAAGACCTACCAACCTTGAGAAGATGCTTCAAGAAAATCCTAGTTTTCGTGACGTTAGTGACTCTTCTAAGTTTCGTACTCCACACCAATACTTTGTTTGGGGTAGAGAACTTTGGCTTACTTCTGCTCCTGACATTGTGACTACGGTGGAGCTGTGGTTTAAGTCTAAACCCATTCCAATAAGCGATCCAGCTCAAGAGATTAACATTGATGATAGCTTGTCTGACGCATTACATCAATTCATGCTTTGGAAAGCTTGGAGCAAAGAAAAAGAATTTGATTTAGCACAAGCAGCTGAAGCTGAGTACATTCGTTATGTTGGTGAAGGACGTAGATTTGTAAAGAAACAGAGTGGCGACCAGGCGTACAGCTTAGACATAGAGTCGGGTATGCCAATTACGGGTAGCAATTCATTCCCGATTCTGTAAACAGGAGAAATAAAATGATATTAAAAGATGATGGTCCTTTAAAAGGGCATATCACAATTAAGCTGTATGATGCTAATGGCGTTCTTAAAGAACATCGAGACATTAACAATGTCGTAGTTACTGTTGGTAAAGCATTTTTAGCTGCTTGGCTTACACAGAGCACACAGTCTGATTATTTTATGCGTTACGTCGGTTTAGGAACTGGTGCTAGTGCTGCTTCTGCATCTGATACGTCTCTTCAGACAGAGCTTAGTACAAGGTCTGCTGGTAACTTAACTAATAGTACGAATGTGTGGCAAAATCAAGCTACGTTTGGTCCTGGGGTTGACACAGGGGCTATCACGGAAGCAGGGCTTTTTTCTGCGTCTAGTGCTGGTACAATGATGGCTAGACAGGTGTTCGCTGTAGTTAATAAAGGCGCATCAGATAGTCTTCAGCTTACGTGGCAAATAACGCTTTCTTAAAGTCTGTAATTCGCAACAATAGACCTTAAAAGGGTTAATGTCTAGTATATTAGTATCAATAGTTTAAAAATAGGCTTTTAACAGGAGTTTTACATGGCACAGTATCCTACAAGCGCGTCTACCGACTCTACGCTTTACATTCAAGTAAATAACAAGACAACCAATCTAACAGCTGGTGTCAGTAACTCAGATACGACTATTCCTGTCAGCTCAACGACTGGTTTTCCTGCTACTGGAACAGTCACGGTTGACCTTGAAATTATAAGCTACACGAGTGTTGATGCTACTAACTTCTTAGGAGCTACAAGAGGTTTTGATGGCACTACGGCTGTTGCTCATCTATCTGGTGCGCTAGCGTCTCATAACATTATTGCTAGACACCATAACAATCTTAAAGACGAAGTTATTGCTATTGAAACTGACTTGGTTGGTGTGAATTCTGCTCTTACTCCTACTGCGCCTACTTCGACTTCAACTAGTATCTTAAATCGCTTTAACCAAATTGCACAACGCTTTAAAGATTTAACAGGATTAACAAACTGGTATGACGCTTTTACATTTTTCCCTATCTCTAAAGGTGGTACGAATTCAGGAACAGCTCTAACAAACGATAAAGTTATTCATTCAAGTGGAGGAGCTATTGTTGAATCAACAGTTACTTCTACAGAGCTTGGATACTTGTCAGGCGTTACTAGTGCGATACAAACTCAGATTGATGGAACAGTTAAAACAACTGGAAATCAATCAGTTGCTGGAACAAAAACGTTTACTGACCCTATTGTTCAGAATGATACCACGAATCAGTTAGTGCTAGGCGTTACAAACACTACAACTATTAGTGCTACAGCACCTTCTACGTCTCGAACAGTTACTATCCCTGATCCTGGAGCCAATGCTTCGTTTGTTATGACAGAAGGCACACAGACTATAAACGGGTCTAAAACGCTTGGTGCTAACCTTGCTATGGGTACGAACAAGCTCACTGGTCTTGGAGCAGGAACGGCCAATGGCGATAGTGTGCGATATGAACAGTTGCACTATACGCAAGCTCCTGTACAAGCGACTATTACAACCACTACGAGCACTACTAGTACAACTTTCGTTACTGCGAACTTAAGTGCGAGCATTACGCCTACATCTACGAGCCACAAAATTAAAGTGACTATCACAGGAGTGATAGCTATCGGAAATATTCAGCGACAGTGCTATTTAACCGCTTTTAGAAATTCTACTGACCTTTCTAACGGTGTTGGATTTGTCGCTGTTGGAAACAGCGGTACTACCACGCCATTAGCCGTACCAGCGTCTATAACGTATATTGATTCTCCTACAACAACGTCTTCTACCACATACGCAGCGTATATTCGTACTAGTAACGCTGCTTCTACTGCTACATTTAATGAAATTTTAGGCACAGCTGTTATTACTCTTGAAGAGGTAATCTAATGACCACAATGCAAATTTCACACGCCCTTAGAGAGTTACGCCCTGGTGAAGAATGGAGTTTTACAGGCAGTGACTATTCTACGATAGTTTGGTATACACCTAGTGTTACTGCTCCTTCATTAGCTGAAGTAGAAGCAAAAGTTAATGAGCTATATCCGAGCTAAATATGCACAGTCAACTTAATATACTACCTCCTAATTCAATGCAACCTAATATAACGGATGCTATTGATTTAGCTTTTTATGAAAACTCTATTGTCTTAGTTGAAGATATTACAAAGTCAATAAGTATGGGATTGGTTGATTTTGTGTTACAAGAAGACAATGCGTCTAAACAAATTACTAATAAAGCTGTTAATGACACTCTTAGGTTAAACGACTGGCTAGAAATTAAACAATCTCCCCAGTCTGATCCGTGGGGCGAGTAAACAATGAAAAAAGTTAACGTTGAATTGCCTAATAAGCAGTGGGGTACAATCAAGACTAAGTATCCTAGCACTTCTGACTTAGTTAGCTATGATGAACTAACTAACGAAAGCAAGAACTTTGATACTACGGTTGAAGGTATTATCACAAAGCGTTCTGGTGGAATTGACTATAATGCTACTGCTTTTTCTGCACCACCTAAAGATCAATATGAAGCGATCTTTAATGATGGTGTGCATCATCTTTTAGAAGTTGATGACGGTAATTTACGCTTTTCTTCTGGTGGTGGTACATTCACGCTTGTTACAGCAGGGTACTCTTCTGTTGGAAACTTTGAATTTGCTAATTATCAAGACAGAGTTTACTTTGGGAATGGCATCAATCCTTCTCAAGTGTACGATAGAACATCTACGTATGGTGGTGTTGCGTACACTGTTCCACAAACAAAGGTAATGGGCGCACAAGCTCCTACTACTGCTCCTACTGGTGCTGTAGTTGCTGGTGGAAACATTCCTGCTGGTGGACACACTTATAAGATTACGTTTCTTTATTACGATTTAGAGGAGTCAAACGGTGGTCCTGCGACTGGCACAATTACTACAACGCCTGGTAACCAAACGGTCAACCTTTCGAGTTTGCCTATTGGTGGGTATGGGGTTACGGCACGTAAGATCTACAGAGATAACACTGATGGGGTTTGGCTCTTGGTTGGTACTGTGGCCAATAATACTGCTACTACGTTTAGTGATACTGCTTCTATTGGCACTGCATCGATTCCTACGACTAATAATACACCTCCTGCGTTTAAGTACATCATCGCACACTTAGACAGAATTTGGATTGCTGGTATTCCTGGTGATCCATTTGCTATTTATTTCTCTCAGGCTGGATTGCCTAATATCTTTCCTCCACAGAATAGAATTGCATGTAATCCTTCTGATCCTACAACTGGATTGTACGTGTATAACGATAAACCTTGGGTGTTTAATCGTAATACACTTGGAAGCATCCTTGGTACTACAAGCGATGAATTCCGTTATTCAGCCCTTCCTTCAAGCGTAGGGTGTGTGGATAACCGTTCTATTCAAGTTCGTACAACTACAGGCATTCCTACAATGATTTGGCTGTCTTCTAAGGGTGTTTATGGAACTAATGGAAGTTCTGTCCAGTATCTGAGTGACCCTATTGAAGACCTCGTTAACTTGAACATTCAGCAAGCAAGTCAAGTTAAAGGCCAGAATGCACAAACAACTCAGTCTCAATTTACTGGTGGTACGTCTTCTCCTGGTATTGATTTAACGTCCATTCCAGGCACTATTACTACGCCTAATCCAAAGATACAATATGATAATGAGGCTGAATGGGAAGCTGGTACACTAGTCAATGTTGCTACAAATGATGGTAGCAATACAATGTCTATTCCTACTCAGATTCAACCTACTTTGGCATCTGGTGTATTATCCAATTTAATCATCAGTTCTAACACATTACAGATTACAACTCGTAATGACAATTCTGGTGAAAGTTTACTAAACATCAGTGACTCTTTTACTCAAGCTGGACCTCCATTCGGTGAAGGCACTGCTGCACAACCATTGATTTTTAATCAAAGTGGTACTATCAATGACGTAATTGCTGAAGCTTATTGTAACGGTGGAGTCTTCTTTAGGTATACAGTGTGGTCTGATATTGGTGGACTACCAGGAGCTATTCTTTATCAAGGTCCAAATAAGCAAGCTGCTGTCAATGTTCCAGTTGGTGAAACAATTAACTTTGTTGTAACAGCTGGTGTGCGCTATTGGATTGGGTATGAACGAATCTTTATCTCAAGCGGTGGACTCACCATGCCTGTGTTCAGACGTGGACCAACGTTCACACATCAAGATGGACAGCCTAAGAAACGCTTAGCTGGTGGTACATGGGTGTCAGATGCGCTTGGTACAGCTCTATCAATGAACTTCACGTTTACACAGACTCCTGTTGCTCAAGCTGGTTTATGGACAAGTCAAATCTATGACACTTTCTCTGATTCAGCTGTAGCAGCTTCTATCACTCAAGCAGGGACTTTCCCTGGTGGAACAACTGGCCTTACAACTGTAGAAGCAAGTAATGACTCTACGATGCTTACAGGCGTATCAACGCAGACATATCCTAACTTGAATGGAACAAGTGCAACAGCATTGTCTAACTTTAGATATTGGAGATTTAAGACACAGCTTACAACTGCTGATGATAGAACTACGCCTGTTGCTGGTCCTCTTACATTTAAGTTTAATACAACAGGAACATGGACGAGTGGAACTATTGATCATACAACTGACGTAGTGTCTCTTGATTCATTAGTTCTATCTGCTACAATTCCTGGCGGTACAACTGCTATTATCGAAATTGCTACATCAGCTAATGATATCACTTACACTGCATTTGGCTCTTTAGGCTCTGCTGTAGTGCAAAGGTATTCTAAGTTACGTGTAACCATGACAACGGATGCAGGGAATACGACTAGTCCTACTGTTTCAAGTGTTCTATTTACTTGGACTCTAACAGCTAATCTTCAGTCTAGCATTATTGACACTGGTAACGTTCCTGCTGGATGGGACATTTTCCAATCACAGTTTGCTGACAACGGTGGAACTATCAATTTCTTCTTCCGTACAGCTGCAACGGCTGGTGCAATCCCTGCTGCTACGTACATTGCTGTCACAAATGGACAGTTTCCTACCAATTCTGTGTTCCAATTCGCACAATGGAAGGTAGTTATCACCAGTAGCGCAGATGATGTGCCTACAGTTGACAGTGTTACAATCAATTGGTTCATTGCAGTTACAAATTCTATCAGAGTTGCAAGTATTTTCTACAATCGTGCTTATTACCTTGCAGCTGCTGAGTACAACCAGACTACTAACAACGTTATTATTGTTTGGGATGGTGAGGGAAGTTGGAGAATTTACAGAGGAATTAACGCCAATACACTAGGATACTTCTTTAATGAACCTTACTATGGTTCTAGCCTTGTTGGACGCTTTGTTAAGTTCTTACAGAGCAATACTGACCAAGGTACACCAATCGAAATGATTGTAGATACAAAGAGTATTGAATTTGAAGATCCTTATCATACAAAGATCTTGCGTAAGCTTTACCTTTCAGGTAAGAACACTGGTGCTGCATATCAAGTTTCATTCTCTTTAGATGGTGGAAATACGTTTAATTTGATGATTGATGAAGCGACTGGTAATACAACATTCCAGACCTCAAGCAATGCACTTGGTTTCTACCGTAGATTTATTCCTAATTTTCAATTAGGACAACCTACAGCTGGTAAACAGATCATGTTTCGTATCACAGAAAATACAGAAGCTGCTGTTAGTTTAGAAGCATTGAAAGCTGAAGTTTGGATTAGATCTGGTGAACTGTTTGAAAATGCGGATGTAATGTAATGTCTACAAAACAGTCATTTCAAATCAATCCTCCAATGCCTCAAGATGGGCTACTAAATGATTTCGCTGAAGTAATTCAGCGTAACGTTTCACGTTTGTTTGATTTATCGCATACTCATCCTGTTCGTACGACTGTTCCAACGACTAGTGAGCTACAAATTGGTACACCTGTCACTGTTTTAGATAGTGGCACGTACTATATCTACGTTAAGGTGTCAGACACTCAACTTGCAAGAGTTGCGCTGACGTTAGTTTAAAAGAGAGGGTATTAAAATGGTTGCTCCTGCTATTGTTGCTGGTGGTCTTATGGCTGGTCAAGTTTTAAGTGGAATGTTGAATAAGTCTAGTACTCCGTCTTACAATTCACGTTTCGCTATTGACCTTGCTAAACAAGGCGAGAATAAAGAAAATAATTTAACGGGTGATTACGTAGCAGGAGCTAATAAGAACATTGGTACACTACGTACTGACATCAATGCAGCTAAAGCCTCTGCTGATGAACAATCGCGTGGTGCTGCTCAGGACTACCTGAGTAACTACGATCCTATTACTTCTCGTTTGGTTCAGTCTCGCACTGACCAACTGAAGCAACAGCTCTTTGGACAGATCCCAGAGCTGACACAAGCTGCTCGTGAAGCTGGAGCTGCTGGTGGTGGTCTTGATCGCGGTGTGACACAAAATGCTCTTGCCAATATACCTATTGAGCAAGGCAAACAGTTTGCCACAGGTGCTACAAATCTCGCTAACACTGCTTTGCAAGGGCAGCTTGACGCACGTAGCAAGGTTTATGATAGTCAGAACCAACTGATCCTCAACAAATTGGGTATTGACAATCAAACAGCTGAAGCTATTCTTAATTCTGGTAACGAAGCTCTGGTTAATGAACTTAATCAGCTCATTGATACCAGCAGAAATTCTATCGGACTTCAGATCAACGCTGACGCTGCTGCTCAAGGTGCATCAGCTGGTATTGCAGCGAATAACCAAGCAAACAGACAAGCTGTGAACAACGGTCTATTAAACGTTGGTGCTACATTACTTGGTAATATGGGCGGTGGTAATACTTCTGCTCCAGTCACAGGTGTCACAAATAACAGAACTGTAATCAGTAGTGGCTTGAACGATGCCTCTGCTGGTTTAAGAGCATAAGGAGAATATCATGCCTGTTCAACGTACTTCTGCAAACATTCCTGAATTTGGTCAAACCTTTGCTGCTCAGCAAGATCCTGTTAGGCCTGACATCCAACCAGCTGTTCAGAACTTTCTTGCTGCATCGCAATTGAAAGACGCTCGTGACGGCAATGCTCTAACAGCTAAGCTACAGCAAGCTCGTTTACAAATGGATCAGCTTAAGCTTGATCCAGAGATTGCTGCATTAAAAGCTCAAACAGGGAAAGACGTAGCAGCTACTGAATTAGCAACACGCAAAGAAGCTGGAGTTAGACCAGAAACTTTTGATCTATCTAAGCCTATTGGTGGAAACTTAACCAAGGATGAAGCATCCATTAGGGCAGAGTTGATTAAGAGTCGAGATGCTGCACAGAACAAACTTAGTCTTCTGGATCAAAAAGCACAGCTTAAGATTCAAAAAGAAGCTCCTAAAGCTAAAGCAGCTTTGGACAACACTGTTCGTGAGTTTGACAACATGATTGCTGAAGCAAATGCAATCAAACTTGATCCTAGTTTAGAAGCTGCAACGGGTAAGTCTTCCTACATTCCAAGTCTCTTGAATGAAGGTAAACGAAACGTTGGAGCACGTATTGACACGCTCAAATCAAAGACTTTACTCAACGTGCTTTCAGCAATGAAGCAGCTTAGCTCTCAAGGTGCTTCTGGCTTTGGTGCTTTGTCTGAAAAAGAAGGAGAAACGATCAAAAACAGCATCAGTTCTCTAGATACAAAGCAAGATATGCCTCAGTTTCAGGCTAGTCTTGATCGTTTCATCGCTGAAATTCAAGCTAAAAAGGATAGTTACCTTAACACCTACAACTCAACGTATGGTGAAGCTGCTGCACCAAATGACAAAAAAGCTGCTTTACGTGCGAAATTAGGCCTATAAAAGAGGGCAACATGGCTGACATCAATTCCGTTATAGATACGCTGTCTGACGAAGAGCTAGACCTACTGAACAATGATCCTGAGCTTCTTGCTCAGTTCAAAGCCAAGTATTCTGCTCCAAGTACAGCACCTGTTGCTCCAAGTTCCCCTACTTTAGAGGCTCCTAGCTCTGAAAAAGGTGTCTTTGGCAAGACAATGGACGTTCTAGGTACGCCTGGACGTGGTATTGCTGCTTTAGCCTATGGTGCTGGTCAAGCTATGGTTGGAAACGCTAATCAAGGCACGTTACAAACCATGTCAGATATGACAAAGCCTGGTTTTGTACCTCAAGACACTGCTCAGAGAGGTGCAAACATCGCTGGTGATCTCACCAACCTTGCTGTGCCTATTGGTGCTGCTGGAAGCATGATTGCAAAAGGAGCTAGAGCTACTGGACTTGCTCCAAAGATTGCTGCTGTGACAAAAGGATTGGTTTCAGGTACACAGAAAGCTGGTAAAGGTATCGCTGCTGCTGAAGAAGCTGCAAAGATCGTTACTGACAAGGTGGTGAGCATCCCTAAAGGTGGACAAGGCTTAACTAAGGCTCTTCAAGACATCAAAGATACTGGTGACTTGGTGAAGAGTGGACTGAAGCAGGAAACACCTGAGTTTTTACAGCAATTGAAGGACTACCATGACAAAGCTGCTGGTATTCTTGACCAAGGCCCTAAAGCCATTGGTAAGAAAAACTATGCCCTTGCTGCACAAGCTAAAGCTGCAATCAATGAAGCTTTGAACTCAATGGTCCCTGGACGTGACACTGCTCAACTTACTGCAAAGACAGCATACCTTCGTAATAGTCTTCTAAAGAAAGGTATTATCCTTGGTGGTGTAGGTGCAGCAGCAAGCTATGGTAAGAATGCGATTCTTGGCGCATTGAAGGATAACTAACATGGATCTCTTTGATAAAATTGAAGCTAAGCGTAAAGAATTTAATGCTTCACGAGACAAAGCAGGAATTGGCACATTGAAAGGTCTTGCTGAAGTAATCCAAAGACGTAGACTTGCTGCTATCCAAGCAAAAGACAAGTCTAAACAGGAGATTCCCAATGCCAAGTAATGCAGTGAAGGAACTCATGGAGCAAGTCACTGACCTACGCATTGCGGTTGGTGAACTGAAGGTTGATTTGTCAAACATAAAGAAGCTCGTATACATTGGTGTAGGAACTAACTCTGTAGCAGTGGTAATTGCAGCTGTGATTATGCACGTTTGGGGTAAGTAACGCCAATGGAGAGCCAATATGCAACTATGCTTGAATTGCAACAGAAGGAAGAGAGTCAGAACGGTTAGGGAAAAGAAGAAGGGAAAATCTTATTGGGTGAGCTACTGCATTACTTGTGGCAAGCCAATATCAATGGAAGACTATGAAACTGGAACTCAAACGGACAAATAAAAAGCCCACCTTTACGCAAGGTGAGCTTTACATTGACGGTAAGTTTGAATGTTATACTATCGAAGACGTTGTTAGAGATAGCGGCGTAAAAGTCGATGGACAGACGGCAATACCATCTGGTACGTACGCAATAAGTATAACCTTTTCAAACCGATTTCAGAAAGCATTACCTTTGCTTGCGAACGTTCCCAATTTTGTAGGCGTACGTATCCACAGTGGCAATAGTTCAGTAGACACTGAAGGATGTATACTCGTAGGACGTACAAAATCTTCACAAGACTATATCGGAGAATCAAAACTAGCATTAGCGCACCTCCAACCTCTTATTCAGGCTGCTCTTGACCGTAAAGAGTCAGTCTCTATCACTATCGGATAACCAACCACATACAAATACCTATTGCAACTAGCCAAGCTAGAAATAGGCCTATCAAGCAGTATTCAAATCTCATTAGTATTCAATAAACACTTTCTTACACTGACTTAAAATCCAACGTCTTGCCTCTGGCGTAAATAACGCTGACCTTCTCACGTTGTCAATCTCTTCATTATACCCTACAGGGTCCAACCTAAAGCCATAACGTAACTGCCTGACTTTACAAGCAGGACAACCAGTACGATAAATTACGTAGCACCACCATCTCTGGTGCTTCATCTTCCAGTCCTGTCTAAACTCTCGATCATTGCAACAGCCACAGCAGCTACTTGAATAAGCTCTGCACGTAGCTTTCTTGTTTGTGAATTAGGGGTAGGTCCAACAGGTCTAAAATGCAGCTCATTGACCTCTTTTGCAGCTTCTCCAAACTCTTCAGCTAAGATAGCAAGCCAAGCTATCTGAATATGGTTCTGAACACCCCATTTCTGATCCTGCCTGAAACGCTCATCACCGACTTCATTCAAAACAGAGTAATCAATCATATAAAGCTCACCTTGTCACCAGTGCAGAATGTGAATCTTCGTCTAATACACTTTACTTCAAACTTCGTGAAGTCGTAAAAAGAGTAAACAATACCCTTCTTAAACCCTCTGCTCTTCCATGTTTGTGTATAAGGCATTTTAATCCTCTTTAGGCTGCTGCAATGCCAACCAGTTAATAAACGCAATTCCAAGGTTTAAGAAGCAGATTGGATCACCAACCAAAGCTAGCACTGTAGCCAAGGTCAGATTGAGCCACATAAAGACTCTGTTTGCTCTTCGTAAGAATTCCTTATCCATGTAAAGGACACCCTTTAGTAAATGTTTCATTCTCTGTTTCAACGCACTTACAGTATGTAAGCACATAGTACGAATTACGAGTTTGAATAACAATAAATCCATCAAACTTTGTGATCTTCTTCACCTCAGACAGATTGCAAGCATGAAAGCCTCTGTAACTGAAGAAGAATGATTCACCCACTTTAGGAGCATACCTGTAGTATACCTCTAAAGGTGTATGAAAGACAGGTGGATTTTTTGATTTAACGAATAATAGACTAGCTGTGTTAATTTCAGTTTGCATTTTCTCTCTCCAGTTTCAGCACCATGAGTTTAAGAGCATCCAGTTCTTTCTGTTGTTTCTCGATCTTGCGCTCTTTTATGTATCCAAACCTTTCATTGGCATACTCTCGTGCTTGTTTTCTAGTCGCAAACAACAACGGATTACCGAGATTCCACATTACGTCACTTGGTTCCCAAGGTGTTAGTAAAGCCCACTTAAAAGCCATATTTAGCCTTTCCATTGTATATTGGACTGTATGGAACACCTATCTTAGGTCTTTCATCTTCAGGCATTGTCATATACTTCTTGAAGCATTCATCACAGCGTCCTAAGAAGTCAAGGTCTTTCTCTTCAAACTCAGCTTTGCACATCACACACGGTTTCATTTAATTAGCGGTTACACAGACACCTTGAAAACCTTTAGACTGAACAGTTTCAAGTGCTATTTGGCAAGCTCGTGCGTTATCAAAATCTACTGAAACAGGGATTTTAATACCAAACTGTGCTACAGACCAAAAGATTAAAATGAATGGTGTCATATAAGTCCTCTCTGTTTAACTATCGCTCTTGCTTCTTTGTATTTCTTTACACCCCAACTATTACGCTTAATTGGTTCATGAAAATACTCTACATACCGTGCATTAGGCTTAGGTGGATTCTTCTTACGTCTCTCATACGATCTTTTGTACCATTCAATGTACAATAGCAAGGTTTTACGTGCAGCTAGGTAACGGTCCATAAGCACTTTATTGCTCTTTGTAGGATACTTGCTAGATCCACGCTTATGAACTTCATCAGGCTGAAGCTGCCTTAATGTGCTGATTTGCTTAGCACGTTGACAACCGCTACAGTCACAACTCATTTCTTATCGCTTCCAATATAGAACCAACAGATGCACAATGCTGTCATTGCAATGATAAGTACATCTCGTAAATCAAATATCATAAGGATTTCCCCGCCGCTTTGCGCCATTCGTGATAAAGAGCATTCATTGAACAGGGATACTCCAAGTTTGCGTTAAAGGCCCACTCTGCACAAACCCGCTCCGATGCTTCCAGCCGAGTGAGGAGAGCAGAAATGTTATCACGAAGTTTATGAGCAATATCCAATCGTACGTACGGTGATACTTCAAATGGATACTCTTTAATGTCACTTTCAACTATTTCTTTCAACCACTTTAAATTGTTGTCAGTAAACATTAGTCCATCTCCTTTTCTGATACAGGTATAGGCTCTTTTTTAGAAGCTGTTCTTCGTGCTTTCCTAGCAATCATACGATTGTTCCATTCTTCATCGTACTTAAACTCTTTCTCAGCCCATTTGTCTTGTCTACGAGCATAGTAGATTAAAATCATACTAGCCAGAAGATCAAAGCTAAGGATGATGAAGAGCCATAAGAACTCTTTATGTTCCAACCACCACATCATTTCAGTTGCCTTTCAAAATCATTCTTTTCAATGCATCAATCTCTTTTTGTTGTTTCTCAATCTGATAGTCTTGATAACTCTTACCTGGCTTAATCACTATGCGCATACCAAAGAAACCCACTCGATCATACGTCATGTCATAATCAACAAAAGACTCTATATCGAAATACTTTTCTTGAGCAACTTTGACTACAACTCCACTAACCATACGAGTTTCAACGTTTGCATCTTTACCTTTAAGACCGTCTTTACCAGCTTGTCCGTCTTTTCCAGATTGCCCATCTGTACCATTCACACCGTCTGTTCCATCAATACCAGCTGGTCCTTGAGGTCCAATAGGGCCTTGTGGACCTGTTTGACCTGAGCAACCGTTGCCATTTCCGTTACCGTTGCCACAGTTGGCATAGATAATAGATGGAGCACTAATAACGAACGTTAAAAGTACCAGTTTGACTAATAATTTACGCATTTGAATTCTCCTTTAGAGGATAAGATACCCAAAAGTCTGAGTGCTTGTATCCTGGTACAACCCCTTCAAAAAGCTCACCATAATCTGCCATACTGACAATTTCTTTGTATAAATGAGGCCACTTCTGCACAGCCTTCTTATACCTCCATGCGTATGCCTTAGTTTGGAGGTAAACTACAAGTCTGTTCAACAGCCGAAAAGCAGCTGTGTCAGCTAACCAGAAGTCAAGCTTCATAGGCCACCACTTAGGATACCAACAGTAAGAAGGCCTCCAAATGGAGTAAATGCCATACCATCCAAAGCTACAATACACACGCACAGTCCCAAATTTCTCTTTGTAGTCTTGAACTGGCATCCTTACCCATGTCTTAAGCCAATGAGCAATAAAGTAAGCTGCGTCATTGATCCCTTGCCAATCTACGTCTTCATCACCCCACTGGTGCATTTAAGCCCACCCTTTGCCGATTGAAAACACCTGTTCAGCCATATACTTTGCTTCAAACTGATTCATAAAAGCATCGTCAGATTTGCTTGCGTCTTTCCACTCATTTCTAACAATTTCTTCTAAATACTTGTCACTAATTATTCCTTCAATTCCACGAAGGACTATACGCTCGTTCAAATTATGATTTATCATCTTCAAACCCCTTTTCCCACCACAATTTACCAATGTGAGGCATTGCCCAAAACCCTAATATCCACAACTCAAAACCAATCGTTTTCTTGAATGGCTCAAAGTAAAAGATCACCAGTTTACCAATCCTGAAGTCAATCCAGGCATGGTCAGTACCTCTCATGTCATCACGCCAACCATACTGAAAACCACAAGCCCAATTATCAAGTGCTTTCAAAGAGATACAAAGCGTACCGTCTTTCTCTACCCGATAAAGCTGAAATGGTCCTAGATCAAAGATCATTAAGAATACCACCTTACCCAGAAATACTCATAAGCTGCATTAAAAGGCATTGCAAACCAATGACAAAGCGCAAGAACAATGTTTTTGTATGTCACACATTTCCAGTCTTCTGCTAATGCCATACAAGGACAATGTGCCCGAGTATTACAACAATTTTCTTCTTCCCACTCTGTGCCACAAAGCCAACATCTTCCTTTCATTCCAGATGCACCTTCAACGCATCCTCCTGTTAAATGGACTTCTCCTCGTTTCATCGAGCATTCCTTGCAGCTCGAAATAGAGCCTTCTTTGTCATTTTCTTATTTCCAACAAACACTGTTCTACGCATACCTTTGCGAGTCTTGCGGTTAGGCGTTTCTTTGCTTGTAGGATAAGGTTTGTAATTAGGCATATTATTTCCCCTTTGACGACCAAAAGTACCCAATTAGGGCTATTAACAGAATCAGTAAACTACTTTCCTGTGGTGTCATCTTCCTTACTCCTCACTACCAGTACTCTTTTGCCTCTGATCGTGTCTCGCAAATCTTCAAGCGTTACTTCAGTGCCAATGGTATTCAGAATTGCCATTCGTTCATCTAAAGACAATGGACCAAGAGTCTTTTCTGCTTCATGCACCCTGGTAAAGAACTCCAGTGCTTGATCTTGCGTAACCAACCGTCCTGCTTGAGAGTCTTTATTCACCAAAGACCTCTTTCATCTTCGTTAGAACTGCTCCAGAGAAGTCGACTAGATTATCTAAACGCCTATTTACGTCTTCTTGTGTTAGAATAGGCCCTTTTTCGAGCACTGGCCATCCATTTTCGACTTTAGGAGCAACTTTAGGCTCATTTACGCCTTGCACTGGTTCAGGCAATATAACCATTCTAGGCTCAAACCCAAAGTCAGTGGTAGGCCAGTCTTCAAGGATATGCTCAGCTTTCAGAGGCTCACCATACGCTTTCAATTCACCCTTGTCATCAAGCACAATCTTGCTGGCAAGTCGTGCTTCCATTCGCTTGATCTTTTCAGCCTTCTCTTTTGGGTCCATAGGAACATAAGTTTTAGGCTTTGGAGCTTCGAGCGTGACAGCATGGTATTTTTTCATGTGGGCCTCTCTCCCTTTCAGGTCATTAGCTAACCCGCAACCACAAACTGAACATTTCATTTCCATGCCTCCAGTCTAACAGATAAAGCCCTTTTTGTCAAGGGATAAATTTCAACTCTCTAAAACCCCAATAACAGAGCATAAAGTCAACTCCATTATGTTCAAGCTCTCCAGGCTGCATTCCAAGCCACTCATCTACGCTGTATTGGCTGCGCTGCCAGAAGAAGTCTTGACTACCCACCATCCAGAGAGGCAAAGGCTGTGAAGACCGTGTTTTATCGCGCCACTCAAAGAAGCGAATTCCACGCTCTTTCCACAAGGCCTCATCTCCGCTGTTTTTACGCTCTTGCACAAACATCTTGTTCACAGGCTCTATTTCAGCCAGTCGCTGCAAGCATCCATTCCAATCATTAGGGTCAATGAGCATGATTCGACGAAGTAAGTAGTACATCCAAGGATTACGAGCTTTTCTGTCATGCTTCCAACCACGAATAAGGCCTTGTATATACAAACGATTGGTGTCATGGTCTTTCTCAAGATCAGCCAAGATTGAGTAAGCAATCATAGCCCTATGAGCATCGTAGTCATGTCCAATCTGGTCAAGTGTCACATAACCATAAGGAATACGTTGTTTGTACTTCTTCACAAGCATCTGATAAGGCAACTCGTAGTCCAACAACATTCCATTGTAGGCATAAGAGGCTAATTTAAGAGCTACCAAACACAATGACAAATTAAGGCCATCTGTTAGGTAACTATTTACCAGTTTTCCGTGAGTGGTAGGTTCTCCATTCAAGTTGGTAAGACAGAAATTATTGTCAATGATACTGTCAGCTATGTTTCGAGCCAAGTTCACACCAGTTTGACGAGCTGCACCAGTGCTGTATTTCAACAACCCATAAATGCCTAACAAATGCCCTGTTAGCGTGTCATTGCTTGCATCATCTTGGTAGATTACTCCACCAGCGTCAGCTACACCACGAATCAAACGAGGCTTTTCTTCAATGTTTACGTGTTGATGCAACAACATGCCATTTGCAGACCGTTCAACCAAGTCATACATTTGAGCTGTAGGAACTGCACGAGCACGAAGACACAACATAAAAGTTGTAACTCCGTGCCACAGTGCTTGATCACCTAAGTCAAATTGACCATTTGACTGACGTTTGTAATTCCACACAATAGCCTTATTCTCTGCAAACACCACGAAACGTGAAACTAACTGATCAAAAAACTGCTGCTCTTTCTCAATCAGTGGTGCTATGACAGCAAGATTGGCTTTGCGTGTGAACTCGTCAAACGGACTTCGTAACCTGGCGTACAGGTCAGCGATTTTGACCAATCCAACGTAGATCCAATTTAAGAGCCACATTATTTTGTACCTGAAGACTTAGCTACTCCAAACAGCATTTCCATAAGCTTTTTAATCATCTTTTCGGGGTGCAAAGCAAAGTCCACGAATGGATAGATGTTCTTGCCAGATATACCACCAGTGATACCAGGAGCGTTATCGAAACCCCATGACGTAAGAGCCACAACTTTACTCTTTTCGTTGATCCAAGGCCCACCTGAGTCACCATGCTGCACCATAGCGTCAGTTAGCAAGTAACTGCGCTCTTTTCCACTGATGATCCCTTTGCGTACCTGTAGGTGCATTCCACCAAGGGCATTACCGATCACATAGATGGTTTCACCCTCTGTCACTTTCATCTGAAACACAGGCTTAACCCTGACAGTGGCTGAACTCTCTAAAATGAGAATATCCAAGTCATTCTTTTGATCAACCATACCAGGACGGGCCTTGTAGACCTTCCCAAACGGGTATGTGTACACAAATAGCTCATCTTGTGGCGTATCAAGCATGTGGAAGCATGCTAATACATGCGTCTCATCCAAAAGAATACCTGAGCCTCTACCACGTCCTAGAAGACCTTCTTGAGTCACCAGAACAGTGAATTTCTTAGCATTGTCAATGATCTCTTGCTGAGTCTTACCAAAGCTCAGTGTTGAAGTCATTAAGAGTATGGCTAGTACTGTAATTCTATTAAGCATTTGATTCTCCTTGTCCTTTTGGCTTTTCATCACCTTCACAAGTCACTTTATATAGTGAACTGGAAGCAGTATGAAACACAACGATTCCTTCAGGAGTCATCCAGCCTGGTACAGCAACTGAGCCTGATAGTCGTAGCTGGTTGACAGTTGACTTAATAGCGTCACCATCGAATGCACCCCTATATAGCACAGGTACGACACCACAGCAAGAAGGCCTATTAACGCCATAGCGTTCAACATTGAATAGACTAAATCTTTTTTCAGATAAGCCATAATTCCTTTGGATTCCATTTCCCCACCATTCCCCATAATGTCTGCCAGGACCAAGTTTAAGCAATTCTTCTTTGTTTGCTTCAACCCATTTCGCAAACCCATAGTTGTCTTTTTGAGGCGTACACCATGACGTTCTTTTACCAGCATAGATTTCTCCTTCTTCAGTAACATATACAGAGGCATTAGTTCCATCAATTTTCTCCGTGATGACAATCTCTCGATTTAAACGAGGTATTTTATGAAAAGCCTTAAACTCAGGCTCTAGTTTTAGAGTAACAATTATGTTACTTCCCGTCGTTTGGTTTTCCATTATCATCTCCTATATCAAGAGCAGCAATCTTTGAGATACTGCCATTCATAGCTTGCAGTAGTTGAATAATAATTTTATTCTGTTCTACGAGCGTATTCAAGAATCCAGTACTCAATAGAATAGCATTCTTATGCGTTACTTCGATTCGTTTGATTTCTGACATAACGTGCCTCCTTCTGTTGTTTCTCAATGTCGAAACGATCATTCATTTTAAGAGCTTTTTCATGTGCTGTTAACTGTGGAGCTAAATACTTCAGATTCTTATGTTGAAGCATGTTGAATACAGCAATACCACGTCTACTGCGCTTTGATGATCCCATCGCTGCCTCCTGTGGGTAGAATAAGCTCAACTTTAGGCTCTTCTTTAGGTGCGTCAGGTTTACCATTTGGATAGTTGATATCCATCTGCTTTTTAGCCATTTTCATAGCCTTAATGAACCAAAGACGATCCTTTGTTGTCATCCGTTCCATCATCTCATAGACTACAGCCAAGAATCCATTTGCTTCTTCAGGAGTAACCATTTAATTGCTCCAAGGTCTAGAGTGTCCACCATCAAAGCCAGGATCAATGGGACTCTCTTGTTTAACGTAGTGTCCATGAACATAAATGTACATTCTATTAAGAAGTAACTTATAGATCACAAACCCTTCAGTTGATTCGTGCGTTCTGTATGGCAAGAAGTATAAAGCAAGACGCTCATACCAGACAGCCATATCATACCGTTTTACGTAGTAAGTTTTATCCATTATTGCGCCTCTCTGAGTCTAGCTTGCTTTTCTTTTTTGGTCAGAAGGTTAATAGGACTTCTAGGCCATTTGCCACAGTCATTACAACTATAGATTTGAAACTTGCTTGCATCACCATAAGCATAGCCTTCTTTACGAAGGTTAGTACTTCCACACTTACAACGCATGACACCATCAATAGGACCAAGGGCATGAGTACGAATCCAAGGAGCAACTTTCAGATAACGCTCTTCAGTAGACAACACATCATGCTTACAGTATTCTTCCATTGATTTCCAAGCCTTTAGTTCATCTCGCATACAAGCTTTCCACAAGTCAAACCCAGGAAAGTCTTTATGTTCAAGTTTACGGTATGTTACATTGCGTTCAGTCTTGTGAGCCAATTTGTGTGACGTTAAAGCAAACACTCTACGCTCTTCTGTGAGAATGTCCGTAATCTTGACAGGACGAAACGGCTTAAGATTATGGAACTCTGCTCGTGCTGCAAGCTTGCGAATATCGAACTTTTCAACATTTTGACCAATGATTACGTCTGCTTCATTCATCATCTTGACAAGGCCTTTAATTAGGCGTTTATCGTTGTACACGTCACGTCGATTACGATTATCCATGTAAACGATCTCACTAACAGGAGCACCAAGCCAATGAGCTGCCCAGGCACAAACAGACCAGTCTCTTTTTAAAAACTCTAAAGGAATGTGAACTTCTCCTATGCCCCATGACCACACCTCACATGGAAAGTTTTCGATATCTAAACAGAGAACTTTCAAGTTACTTTGCATTTATTACCCCTTTTGTGATGATTCCAAGTTTATTGGTTCGATGATTCCAATCATCATAAAGTTCTTGACGTGTATGCTTAACGTAACGAATACGAGTTATCAACCTACTTAAATCCATGCCTCCTCGTTTGAAGTAGTCAAAACCGCCATCTACCATTGCGTTAAAAGGACAATCACAAGTTCTAAAGTCATGCCTAGCGCGACTGTAAAATTCTGCTTTGCAATCTGGACAAGTTACTGTATTAACCCTGATTCTCGCGGCGTTCTTTGTTTTCATTTTTAGATTTTCCTTTATGGCACGGTTTACACATCATTTGGTACTTGTCAGGTGATACGAAGCAACGATACACCAAGACGTTCATATCTGGCATACCACGATGGTCATACAAGTCACTTTTTGGAGCTTCAGGCCATCCTGACACTGGAATAATAGGCTCTATGTGGTCTGCTTGCATATTACCAAGTTCGTTCAGCTGCTCACACGCTACACACCTACAGACCCACTTTACACGCTTATTAGGCCAATCTAGAGGTGCTGGTATTCGAGCTAACTTGATTGCTTCACTTCTTGCTGGATACCTATAACTAAGCCTTCTTACTCCGTTTTTTAGGTACTGCTTTAGGTTGAATTCTTTTGCCATAGTGTTTATCCTCAAATCCCGTAAATATCTCTTTTCGATGGTCGTAACAAAGCAAGTTCATATCAATAGATCCTATTGCTTTCCTACACTCAGGACATTTATTCTTCTTCGTCTGATCCACAGTCGCATACCTCCATTTCAGAGCTATCAGTATCTATAATAGCCCAATCCCATTCTACACACGAATGCTTCATGCCTAGTGGTGGCCTCACTTTGCTTCTTCCCAATTCGCACCTGAGTTGATTGACACCTCAAGACCTACACGTAGGAACTGCTTATATGGTTTCTTCATAATCTCTACAATTCGCTCCATAAAGCTTTGTAAGTTATGAAGATCCATACCACCATAGTCAAATAACAGTTCGTCATGCACCTGAAGGTTTGGAACAATGCCTTCTTGCTTCATGTAGATCATGGCCATACGGATAACGTCAGCTGCACTGCCTTGAATAGTCGCATTGACAGCAACACGCTCATTGTGGCCTTTGATGGAACGAGCTAAGCCTTGAACGTTGAAGAGCCTATCTCCACGCTTTTTACGAGTCTCATTGATCTTAACGATGTTCTTTTGAGCCTCTTTCAATGCTCCAAAGTCAGTAATGCCTGGAAGTGGTATCCAACGTCCACCAATTGTAGTGACTCCACCTTTAAGCATTCCTTGAAGCTTAGTTTGTCTCACCCACGAAGCAACTCTGGGCAATTTTTGCCAATAAGTGTCAAGAAAGCCCTGAGCTGCTTCAGGCGTAATGTTAGCCGTGCGACCGATTTTTTGCGGTCCTGCTCCGTATATTGCCGCAAAGTTAATAGTCTTGCCGAGTTTTCTGTTAGCACCAATTGCTTTACCAGTCGCTTCATGTATATCGACTCCATTTTTATACGCCTCCACAATCAAAGGTTCTTGGCTGAAGTGGCCAAGTAAACGGTACTCAATTTGGCTATAGTCTGCACATACTAAAGTATTACCAGGAGTAGGAACGAAGC